CTGGTGGTCTTTTAAGCTCAGATATGCCCAACGCTAAGGCTGAACGCCTTGCACCGCAGATGCCACCTGATCTTTTTGAGGTTATCCACGAAATTAGCGCAATGTTTGAAGAAGTTTCAGGTATTGGCAATGTATTGCAAGGTAAAGGCGAGTCTGGTGTAAGATCGGCTGGTCATGCAAGCCAATTAGCTCGTTTAGGTTCTTCAAGAGCTAAAAAACGGGCTTTGATTGTGGAAGATAGCTTGGAAAAGGTAGCAACACTGTATCTCAAGCTCATGCAAGCCTATGACCCAACACATTACAAAGATACTGAAGGCGTGCCGTTTATTGCAGAGCAGTTTACTAACGATTATGTTGTTAAAGTTGATGCTCACTCTAACAGCCCAATCTTTACTGAAGATACAAAGCAATTGGCGTTCAATTTATTTAAAGCTGGCGCAATTGACAAAGAATCTTTACTTGACATGGTGGAAGCTCCAGGTAAACAATTACTCATAGAGAAATTAAAAAAGCGTGAAAAGCAAGCTGCTGCTCAAGGTGAAGGTCAAGAGAAGCCTCCTGCTGGCGCTCCCAAAGAGAAGCAACATAAAAAGGAAGGCTAATGGCACAATCAATCGCACCTAAGGCTGACCAGCCAAAAGTTTCTACTGAATCTTTAAAAAGAGGTGATAAAGGTCCAGGTTTGGAGTATCGTACTCAAAGCAGTCCGAGTTTTAACCGTAGTCCGAAAGTTCGGAATATGGGCAGGGCAATTAGGGGATAGTTAATAACTAGGAGATTATTGTGCGTAAAGCTCACAAAAAATCACGCAAGTCTAAGCGTTAATAAGTTTTCCTTCACGGGAAGAAAGGGTGTGGCTGCCTCCCCTGTAAAGTAGGTGACCGCTGCTAACTGGAGAATACTCACATGGCACGCAAAGCACGCAAAGGTCGTAAAGCTCGCAAGTAATCTTATGAGGGCTAAAACCCTCTGATTACTTCGGACAGACCGAAAACCCTCCCTGGGGGGAGGGAAGCAAAATATATCCCCCCACTTGACAATTGATAGTTTAAGATTACGATACAGAGAAACTTAATAGGAAAAAGTTATGGGCGTACCTTCAGACCAACTGATGCAAATGATTAAAAGCCAACGGGATGGTGCTACACCTGGTGGAACTCCCCCAGCTCCTGAAGCGCCTGTAGGAATGTCCGAAAATAGCGCTGCTCCAATGGGATCTCCTATGAGTACCCCAGAACCTAAGATGGGTAACCGTGAAGCCTCGATGATTAATCTCTCGATGGCTCAAGACTTGTTAGAACAAGCCTTACCTGCTGTAGGATCTGATTCTGATGAAGGCAGGCAAATTTTAGCTGCGATCAATACACTTAACCGTGTGATTGGTCCTAAGAAATCCAAAACAAATGAATTGCAACCTACTGAAATTATGCAGATGTTGCAAACATTACCTCAAGCTGGTGGAGCAACGGCTGAAGGAAAAGCAATGGCACAAGCTCCGAAAATCCCTGGTATGTCACCTGGCGGTATGCCTCCTCCACCTGCTCCTTCTGGTGCTGGCGGTGGTATGCCACCTCCTCCTGGCGGTGGTTTGCCTGGTGGTATGCCTTCTGCAACTCCACAATAAGGAATTATCATGGAATTATTTAAACCTCGTGGCGCTGCGCTTCCACGCAGACCAACTGACAACAATCAGAAAAACGGTCAAGTTATCAACACTCCACGCTTTGCCGAGTTTGGTGGCTTAACTGGTCCTACCAAGGGCGGTTACAAGAATATGATGTCGATGTCCCATCCTGGTGACACAAAGAAAGTTATCTAATAAATAAGGGGATATGAAATGAGTTTAGAAGATCTTTCGTTTGAACAGCGTGATGAGTTGGCAATGTTGGCTAAGCAATTAGCTGATAACCCACAAACACGCAAAGAATTTTTACGCATGACTAAACAGGTCAAGCCTGAAATGTCCATTCCTGAACTTGAGATTGAGGATTACACCAATAAAAAGGTGACCGCTGCTGAAGAACGGGTAATGAGATTAGAGGCTCAATTGCGTGATAGAGATGCAAGAGAAGAACTTGAAAAACGCAGAGCAAAGTTAAATCGCTCTGAAAAAGAAATTGCTGAAATTGAAAAAGTGATGCTTGAAAAAGGCATGACCAATCATGAAACAGCAGCCGAGTACTTCGATTGGATGAATCAAGCAGCAGCTCCAACGCCTAATTCGGCAATGGGGTATAACCCAAGCGCACTGAATAAGTTTGACCTTTCTAAGTATTGGAAAAACCCACAGATGGGCGCAAGGGATGAGGCATCAAAAGCATTGCAAGAGTTGCGTAAAAACACTCGACCAATTGGTATTTAAACAGCAGTAAATGGGGATATTTACTTTTAACGGAGAATTATTATGCCTATAGGTGGCGGAATAGTCCCAGCATCAGGATCAAGCCAATACAATGAGCTTACTTATGTAACTCGTAGAGCGTTTATCCCCAAGCTGGTAGTACAACTTTATAACAGCACACCATTGATGGCTGCGTTGATTGCTAACAGTCAATCTGCTTCAGGCGGTGTATCCCAAGTAACCGTGCCAGTTCAAGGCGCTCAGTTTGTTAACGCACAGTGGTCTGACTACTCTGGTTCATTCAACCAGCCAGCAGTTCAGCAAGGTGCTTTTAATGCTGAGTTCAACTTGAAATTGATGATTGCCCCAGTACCGTTCCTCGGTATGGAAGGTGCAGTTCAGCAAGATTACGCAATCATTCCTCTCATTGAAGCTCGTATGAACGATGCAACCAATGTGATGATGGATGCGATGGCTACAGCACTTTACACAAACTACACCAACACTCAACAGTTCATTGGCTTGCCAGGCGCTATTGATGATGGTACAAATATGCAGACTTACGGTAACATCAACCGTTCTACCTATACATGGTGGCAGTCTAAGGTGTACAACGCTGGTTCTGTAAACCCAACTCGTCAAAATGTACTTCAATACATTTCTGGTACAGTTAAGAAAGGTGCTGAAGTACCTACTTTTGGTGTTTGCGGTTTCGGTACATGGACACTCTTGGCACAAGACTATGTTGGTCAAGAACAGTATGTAATTACCCCAGGACACGGCTTTGATAGCGATTCCAACGGTCCTCAAGCAGCTTTCCGTGCTTTGATGGTTGCTGGTGTTCCAATCTATCCAGACCCATATTGCCCAGAAGGTACTTTGTACTTCATTAACAGCAACTACATGAGCCTCTATATCCACGATCAAGGTTCATTCGTATTTACTGGTTTTGAGTCCACACTTCCTAACTGGCAGATCGGTTATGTTGGCGCAGTTTTGATGATTGCCGAATTGGTAAGCACCAAGCCTAAGTCAATGACCCGTGTGCAGGGTTATAACTCTATTTCACTATAAGGAGCATATAACATGGCACTAGGTAATAATAAAATCCTGATTTCAGGTACTTATGCGAATACACCAGGCGCATTTTGGCAGTTAACTACTTTGTCAGTTCCAACAGGCGGTGTTGTAATCCCTGCTGGTAACTACATCGTGTTCCCAACAGCTAATGTGAGCATTTCTGCTGTATCAGCTTATAACGCAACTTCTAACGCTGCAACATGGTCAACTGTGATTGCTTCAGGCGTTGGCGGTTGGATTACTGCTGACGGTGTGAATGTGGCTGCAAACGCATCTACTGCTGCAACATTGACTTTAGCTACTGTAAACGGTGGCTTGCCAGTCAGTGGTACATTCAACGCAAGCTAAGGAGATCAGTAATGGCTAATCCAGATTCAGTATCACAGTATTACCTTGATAGTTTCGGGAATGGTCGCATTGCTGTAGCTCAAAATGTTTCCTTCAATACAGTAGGCAATGCTACCGTTACTGGTATTACATTGCCTATTCTTGGAGGTGGCTTAACACAATCAGGTTCAACTGCAACATCAGGTGCGGTTATTCTCCGTAGAATTACGGTTTCTAACCCGTCTGGTGATGTATCTTCTGCGTATGTTTCAATTTCAACAGATGCAGCAGGTTCTAATGTGGTTGTAGCGAATGTGGCGTTAACTCAGATCAACGGTGTAAACAAGTTCACTGATTTAACAATTGCAGCTCCTTATGCAGCCTCAGTTCCTGTTTCAGGCAATGTAACCCAAGCCTTATATGTAAATGTGAACACTGCTAGTGGTAACACTAACACTGCCACAATTAGCGTATATGGCGATGTTGTAAAGTTCTAAATATGTCCTCAATCTTCGTAACTAATAATTCTGACAAAAAGTTAAAAGATGGCTACGCTGGAGTCTTTTACACTTTTCCTAAAGGTGAAACTGTAGAGCTTCCTATTGAAGTAGCTCGTCACATTTTTGGTTATGGAGATGAGAACAAAGAGCCGTATTTGGCAAGACTCGGATGGATCATTACATCTAATGACCTTGAAAAAGGTTTAGAAATTCTTTCTCAGTGGGATTTTTCATCTGAAGCTCCAAAAAAGAACCAATCTATATCCCCGTTGGTGGAAAGAGTACCCCTGCCGTCTGAAAGGAAGGCAAGGGGAAAAGTCCTACAGGCGGTAGCATGACTTATGAAAGGTAACCAGTGGCAACACTTAATTCATACCTTACGCAAGTCCAAAGGTTGCTTCATGATGCCAACAATAACTTCTACTCTCCTTCACAGTTAACGGATTACATTAACGAAGCTCGTCAGAGAACAGTTCGTGATACTGGAGCGTTAAGAGAAGTCGTTGTTACACAAACACCATGTATGGTTGCTCCTACAGCGACCATTGGCGGAGTTTCGCCACAATATCCATCAGCCTGGGCAGCAAATACTGCTTACACTGCTGGACAATTCATTTTTAGCAATATCTACATCTATCAAGTAACTCAATCTGGTACTACTAGCGGTACAGCGCCTCCGTATCCACAAGCTACTCAAAACAATTACAACAACTATCCACCAAGCGGTCAGTTCTTAAACGGCACTTGTGGATTAACTTATGTTGGTAATTGCGAGAATATTAGCTATCCAGCCTTGACCTACTTGATGGGAACATCACCTTTAACGCCATCTAACGGCAATACGGTGCTAGATATTGTTAACATCAACCTGTACTGGGGAAACTCCCGTGTACCGATGGATTACTTAGCTTGGAGTGATTTCAATGCACGATTAAGATTTTGGCAAAATTACATTGGCAGACCATTGGCATTTAGTATTTATGGTCAACAACAGATTTACATCGGACCAGTACCAGATCAAGTCTATCAATTAGAGATTGATTGCGTGGTATTGCCTAACCCGTTGAGCCTAAGCTCACCTAGCACTACCGATGTCATTAACGATCCTTATACAAGTCCTGTACAGTTCTACGCAGCTTATTTGGCTAAGTATTACGAGCAGTCTTATGGGGAAGCCGAGATTTATAAACAAGAGTACAACAAGCACGCTCAGTCTGTACTCAACACAGTATTTACCCGCAGAGTACCTTCCGTATATAGCTCACCTTACTAATCATGGCATCAGCAGAACAGAAAAAGTCATACGATGTCATTAAGAACTTTAAGGGACTCAATACCCAGGCTAACCGCACTGCAATTGATTCTGAGGAGTTTTCTTGGCTAGAAAATGCTCAACCCATCGGGTTCGGCAACATGAAGATCATTCCTACCTATGCCAATGTCACAAATGCTAGTGGTAATACGGTAGTTCAAATCTCAAATATTGTTTATTTTTCTGCTGTAAACCTTGGCACT